TGAAGATATAATTGCTAAAGTAGGAGAAAACGACCAAGGTGTGAGTTTAAATAAACCATTTGTAATCATACCACAACAAAAGGGTCCAGGTCAACCCATTCAATTAATGATGTCATTGTATAATGCGTTTGGTAAAAGCGATACAGTTACGGTTGCAAAAGATAAGATTGTCTTTATAACAGAACCGAAAGATGATATTAAATCAAATTACGAAGCAAACACAAGTAAGATAATTACAAAACCATCAGGACTTATAACAGAAACTAATTTGCCAGGGTAACACCAATGGTAAAAGTTAATTTTGTAAGAGAGAATGGTGAAACATTATCAACAGAGATACCTGTTGGTTACACCATCATGGAGGCAGCTAAAGAACTGGATTTACCAGAGATACCTGCTGATTGTGGTGGATGTTGTGCGTGTGCGACTTGCCATATCTATGTAGATGTGTTACAATGGCCACAGTTAAAGATAAAAGATAATTCTTTAGAACAAGAGTTGTTGGAATATGAGAAAGGTTATATCACAGACAAGTCAAGATTGGCATGTCAGATACAACTAAATGATGAATTAAATAATGTAACGGTGAAATTGAGAACAGATGAACTTCTATAAAAATGTAATTGAACACAGAGGCAAACTTCTAATACGAGGTGTCTTAAATGGTAAAGAGTATAAAGAAAAGATTGATTTTGGTCCTACTTTATATTCATTAACACAAGAAGACTCTGTATACAAAACACTACAAGGCCAATCTTTAAAACCTATTGAGTTTACCAATATTTTTGCAGCTCGTAAATTTCGTAAAGATATTGCCACACAAAATTCTCCTATCTATGGTCTTGAAAGATATCATTATCAATATATTGGCCAAGAATATCCAACAGATATTGATTGGGATAAAGAACATATTAAAATCTTTACACTTGATATTGAAACAACTTGTGAAGGTGGTTTTCCAGATGTTCAAGACCCACAAGAACAATTGTTATGTATCACAGTAAAGAACCAATCTAATAAACAAATCATTACATGGGGTGTGGGTAAGTTTGTAACTGACCGACCAGATATAACTTATGTTGAATGTAAAGACGAAAAACAATTGATGTTTGAGTTTATGAAATTCTGGATTAAAAATTATCCAGATGTTATCACAGGTTGGAACACCAAGTTTTTTGATTTACCATACTTAATGAATAGAATTAAATTGATTGCAGGTGAAACTGTTGCAAACAAAATGTCACCATGGGGTATAGTAAACCAAGGTGAAGTCATCACACACGGCAGACCACAAACTACTTTCAATCTGTATGGTATTTCTATGTTAGATTACCTAGACTTGTATAAGTGGTTTATTCCAACACGACAAGAGAGTTATAAACTAGACCATATTGGTGAAGTTGAACTTGGTCGTGGTAAAGATGACGCCGGCTTTGATACATTTAAAGATTGGTACACTAAAGACTTTCAATCATTTGTTGATTACAATATTCAAGATGTTGAAATCGTTGACGCATTAGAAGATAAGTTAGGTCTTATTGACTTGTCACTTACTGTTGCATATGATTCAAAGGTAAACTATGATGATATATTCTCACAAGTTAGAGTGTGGGATACCTTGATTGCCAATCATTTAATGAAAAAGAATATATGTGTTCCACCAAGACAAGAGAACATCAAAGATACAAAATATGAAGGTGCTTATGTTAAAGAACCTATACTAGGTAAACATGACTGGATTGTTTCGTTTGATATTAACTCACTATATCCACATATTATTATTCAATACAATATTTCGCCTGAAAAGATACTCGGTGAATCAGCTTATAATGTCAATGTTAATAAAATGATTGACATGACTGTACCACTTGATAATCTTAAACAAGAAGGAGTTTGCATAACACCAAACGGCGCCAAGTTTAAGAATGATAGTCAAGGTTTTCTTCCTGAAATGATGGAGAAAATGTACAATGAAAGAGTTGTATTCAAACAGAGAATGTTGAAGGCGAAAGCCGAATATCAAAAGACTAAAGACCCTAAACTTGTCAAAGAGATTGCAAGGTGCCATAATATTCAATGGTCAAAGAAGATTGCCTTGAACTCAGCTTATGGTGCAGTAGGTAACCAATACTTTAGATACTATGATGTTAGACAGGCTGCCGGTATTACAACTGCTGGTCAATTCATTATTCGTTTTATTGAGAAAAAGGTAAACAAATATCTAAATGAAATATTGCAAGGTGAGGATGACCGAGATTATATTGTTGCTTCTGATACTGATAGTATCTATGTTAGATTTGATAAACTTGTAGAAAAAACATGTCAAGGTAAAAGTCAAGAACAGATTATAGATTTTCTTGGTAAAGTTTGTGATAAGAAGATTGAACCATTTATTGAAAAATGTTTTGATGAATTAGCAGATTATTCTAATGCATTTAAAAATGCCATGGTTATGAAACGAGAAGTAGTTGCCAATAAAGGCATATGGGTTGCAAAGAAAAGATATATGTTAAATGTACTTGATGATGAGGGTGTTAGACTTGCTGACCCTAAACTTAAACTTATGGGTATTGAGGCAGTCAAATCATCTACACCACAAGTTTGTCGTGGTAAGATTAAAGAGGCAATCAAAGTTATCATGGCTAAAGAAGAACATGACCTACACAAACTAATTGCTGACTTTAGAAAAGAGTTTATGAAAATGCCGGCAGAGTCTATTGCTTTTCCTAGAAGTTGTAATAATCTAAAAAAGTATAGAGATAGTGCAAACATCTTTATCAAAGGCACACCAATTCATGTGAAAGGTGCATTGGTTTATAACTATCAAATACATAGACTAGGTTTACAAAGTAAATATCCTATCATACAAGAAGGAGATAAGATTAAATTTATAAAATTAATACCTGCTAATCCATTCAAGTTTGATGTGATTAGTTACATGACAACTCTACCTGAAGAGTTTAAATTGCAAGAGTATATTGATTATGATATACAATTTCAAAAGACTTTCCTAGACCCTATGCGTTTCATTCTGGATGCTGTGAATTGGAAAGATGAACCGCAAGCAAATTTGGAGGCATTCTTTGGATAATCCAGTAAACATATCAGGTCAGTTACTTGAAGATAAAGTAGAGAACTATTGTAGAGAAAACAATATATCTTATCAAAGAGCAAAATATGGCGCCCATGCCATAGATTTCATAATTGAAACTGATAATGGTAAGGTGTTTGCAGATTGTACGAATCAAAATACAACTGGTAGTGCGGAAGAAAAATTACCACATAAACTATGGAAGTATCATAAACTCTATGGTTATAGTAGTGTGTATATAATTAAAGGAAACAAAAAACTTAGTCCAAGAGTTATTGAACATTGCAATGAAATAGCCAGAACAAAACAATTTGAACTAATATTTAAAAGTTGTGAGGACTTTTGTAATACATTAACAACTAAAACGGAGAGTTTCTTTGGCTGATTTACCAAACAAAAAATATAAAGTAATCTATGCAGACCCACCTTGGTTGTTTAGAACACGGTCGGATAAAGGCAAAGATAAAAGTCCTGAAAAACATTATGAATGTATGTCACTAAATGATATTTGTAATTTACCTGTTAAGGAAATTGCAGATGAGAATTGTGTATTGTTAATGTGGGTGTGTGACCCTATGTTAGACCAAGCTCTTAAAGTTATAGACGCATGGGGATTTAAATACAAAACAGTAGGTTTTACATGGGCAAAAACAAACAAACATACACTAGGATTTTTTACAGGCTTAGGATATTGGACAAGAGGTAATCCTGAAATGTGTTTACTTGCAACAAAAGGTAGACCGAAACGAATCAGTAAAGATGTGGCACAATTAGTAGTATCACCAAGAGGTAAACATTCCGAAAAACCACTTTTACATGGTGAAATAGAAAGACTTGTGGATGGGCCATACATTGAACTGTTTGCTCGTAAGAAAACCAGAGAAAATTGGGACTATTGGGGTAATGAAGTATGATATATTTAGAGCTTGCCTTTTGGCTAGGTTTAGTATATACTATACCTATATTAATGTTATGGAAGATGAATGACGAAAACCCTAGATAAAGAACAGGCATTACATTGTGCTGGTATATTCAATGACTACTTTGGTCAGTTTAAAAGAATAGACCAATACATGCGTGACCAAAAGATGGCTCAGATTGAATCATTACCATCAAGTCTTCCAGGTATGGGGTTTGATAGTGATATGTTTTGCGATTTTACTATGTCACCACAGGACATGGATTTACAAGTTGTAGAACTAGATAATCACACATGGGACACCTGTATTAATATGATTTCAAGTCATAGTAATATGGTAAGTATTCCAGGTAAAAGTTTAAAACTTGCCGTGAAAGAAATGAACACAGGTAAGTTTGTAGGTTTTATGAGATTTGGTTCTCCAGTTATTAACTGTAAACCTAGAAATGATATGTTAGGTAATGTGCCTGATTTAAAAGTATTTAACAAGACTGCTATTATGGGTTTTGTAATTGTGCCATGCCAACCATTTGGTTTTAATTATCTTGGTGGTAAATTATTGGCTGGATTGTGTTGTTCACATCAAGTAAGAGAGATGTTAAACAAGAAGTATGATATGAACTTAGTGTTATTTGAAACAACTAGTTTATATGGTAAGACTAAAGGTGCCTCAATGTATGATGGTATGAAACCATTTTTAAGATACAAAGGCAATACAATGTCAGATTTTATTCCTATGTTACATGGTAAACCATATCTTGACATGGTAAAATATGTTGAAGATATTATTGGTGCAGGTGAGTTAGTAAAAGCGGATGCTTCAAGTCGTAAACTTAAAATGACCACAGGTATTATTGGTCTATGTAAGAAAGCACTTGAAGGTGATGACTTAGAAAAATTTAAACTTACGATTGCAAATGCTAAAAATCTTACCGAACAAAAAAGATATTATGCAAGTAACTATGGTATAGAAAACTTTATAGACATTGTAAATGGTAAGACACAAGATATAGTTAAATCATCAAACTATGACAGATACAATGATAAACAAATTATAGAATGGTGGAGAAAAATGGCAACCAAAAGATTTGACAATCTAAATAAGGATGGTCGTCTTAGAAATGACCTAGAGGTATGGACTAAAGATAGTCAGATAGATATTATAAGATGAAGAAATCGAAAACCTACATACATGTCAATCAACATGT